ATGAGGAGCCTGATTACACCAACATGACCGCATCGGACACCGTCATTAACGGCATGGAGCTGTTTGCCGAGCGCATTGACGGCGTGGTCGTCGGCACTATCGACAACGGCACGCTCGGTTCCCTGACGGTCACCTCTGCCGCTGGCTCCAAGAGCGGCGATACCAAGCTGACCGTATCTCCGAAAAAGGCTGCGGCGGGTAACAAGTATAAGTATGCGTCCGGCGCCTCTGCCGCGACCGTCGCTTACGGCGACAACGTTGCCGGTTGGAACGATTGGGACGGCAAGAGCGATCTGACCATTGCGACCGGCCAGACCGTGACCGTGGTCGAGTGCGACGGCAACTACCACGCGCTCAAGAGCGGCAACGCGAGCGTGACCGCAAAGTGATAGGGAGGGCGGCGTGATGCTTGAACAGGTCTTACGACACTTGAACAACTGGTTCCTCGTTGGCATTCACGAGGGCACGTTCACCGTGGAGAATGGCAGCATTACGCTGCCCTTTCTCCTGACCAATCAATATTTCCGCATCTGTGGTTCCGTGTTCAACGATGGCTTGCACAAGTATCCGGCGGCTGACCTGACGGACGAAACCTTTACCGGTACGGTGTGGGCGCTAGCGGTGCCAAAGGCTGTGGTTGCGCTTGCCGAAGATATCGCCGCGTGGGAAGAAAAGAATGGGGAGGCCGTTGTAAGCCCGTATCAAAGCGAGAGCTTCGGGGGCTACTCCTACACCAAACGCAGCGCAGGAAGCGACGGCGGCACGTTAAACGGCTGGCAGGACGCTTTTAGAGGCCGGTTAAATGACTGGCGAAAGATCAAGGGGGTGGAGCCGTAATGCTGTTGGATGCGTTTGGTAAAAAGTGTGTTCTGATTGAAAAGAAACGCACGGCCGACGGCGCTGGCGGCTATATCACGGAATGGGTTGACGGCGCCGAGTTTCTCAACTATCAGGCGCTTGATACATCCATGGAGGCCCGGAGGGCGGAACAGGAGGGCGTGACCTCGGTGTATTCCGCGCTGGTCAACCGGAACGTGCCCATTGAGTACAACGATTATTTCCGGGATGGGGAAACGGGGCTGACCTACCGGGTGACGTCGAACCCGGAGGAAAAGGCAGCTCCGAAATCTGCCGGACCGGCAATCCGGGCGCTTAAATTCTTCACTGCGGAGCGAAAGGAGCTGCCGAAATGACAAAGGATAAAGCGCTCCATGCGTGGTTTTCTCAATTCCTTCCTGCGTATCCAACTTCCAATGTGCCGGAGGACGCGGTGTTCCCATGGCTGACTTACGAGCTGATCACAGGCTCATGGGAGAGCGGCGAAATCGCGCTGACGGTGAATCTTTGGTACTACACGGAGGGCGAGGCGGTTCCAAATGCAAAGGCGCAGGAGATCGCCGACGCCATCGGCATGGGCGGATGCATGGTGCCGTATGACGGCGGGGCGATGTGGCTCAAGCGCGGCTCTCCGTGGTGTCAGAACATCGCGGACGAAAGCGATAAAAACATCAAGCGGCGGTATCTCAACATTACGGTGGAATACCTGTCGCAAAACTGATGAAAGGACAACGACATGAAATTTACAAAAATTCCTTCTGATGCGTTTCAGAAGCTTCAGATCAATGCGGGCATTCTGACGACCGACTTCACGCCGGCCTCCGGGGAAATCGGAGCGGATGGACAGATCGGCGCGACGACCGGAGGCGTGACCTTTACGGCGACGCCGATCTTCTCCGACTTCGGCGAAGACATTGACAACTGCCCGAAGAACATGAAGGAGTTTAAGCGGCAGGACATGGTCGAGGCGAAGATGTCCGGCACCTTTATCAACGCCGACACGAAAACGGCAAAGCTGCTCTGTGGCGCGGCGGACATTGACACGAGCGACACGACGAAGGTCGTTCCACGCACGGACCTCAAGGACAGCGACTTCACCGATCTGTGGCTGGTAGGCGATTACTCCGACAAGAACGGTGCAAAAAACGGCGGCTTTATCGCTATTCACATGCTCAACGCGCTTTCCACGGGCGGCTTTCAGCTCAAGACGGCGGACAAGGCTAAGGGACAGTTTGCCTTTGAGTTTACGGCGCATTATTCCCTTGCCGCGCAGGACAAGGTCCCGTATGAAATTTACATCAAGGCCGGAACGGAGGAAACGGCATGAAGCTTTCCGACATTCAGGGTGAGCGCGTCTTTGACGTCATTGCGGATATCATTGATCCGATTGCCAACATTGCGGAGGACGAACAGGCTTCCGCGATGTTTCGGCGGGAAAAGCTGCCGGAAGGCATGACGGTGAAGCAGTTTGCGACGCAGAGGGCGCGAAAAGCGCTCCCCGCGCTGCTCAAGGGGCACAAAGGCGACATCATTGCCATTCTTGCCTCTATTGAGGGCGTGAGCACGGAGAGCTACAAGGGCGCGCTGAACCTCGTCAAGCTGATGCGCGACGCGACGGAGCTTTTGACCGATGAAGCATTCGGCGCGCTTTTTCTCTCAGCGCAGAGCGGGAAAACCTCTGGCTCTGCGCAGGAGAATACCGAGGGCAAAGGAGAATAAAGCCGTTCCTGCGATACTGCACAGCGCGGCTCAATGAAAAAGCGAAAACCGAGGCGTACCGCATCTATGTGACCGACGCGCTGCGCATTGTGGCCGAAAACACGGCGCGATACGCGGGCGGGAACTACATCAAGGCGCGATATGCGGACATTATTGAGCCGAAAAAGCAGGACAACAGAACGTGCGAAGAGATTACCGCCGATGTGGTCGCGCGGTGCGGATTGGTGGTGAAACATGAATCTACTTGATTTATTTGTCAAAATCAGCGTAGACGACGGAGACGTAGACAAGGGCTTTTCAGAGACGAGCAGCAAAGCGGAAACGCTTGCAGGGAAACTGAAAGGTGGGCTTGCTACGGCGGCAAAGGTCGGCGGCGCTGCGATTGCGGCGGCTGGTGCAGCTGCGGTCGCAATTACAAAGCAGGCTGTAGAAAATTACGGTGAGTATGAGCAGCTGGTCGGCGGCGTGGAAACGCTGTTCAAGTCCTCTGCCGATACCGTCATGCAGTACGCCGCGAACGCATACCAGACGGCGGGCATGAGCGCCAACGAGTACATGACCACCGTAACGGCGTTTTCTGCGTCCCTGCTGCAATCGATGGGCAACGACACGGATGCGGCAGCGGAAAAGGCAAATCTGGCCATTACCGACATGTCGGACAACGCAAATAAGATGGGTTCGAGCATGGAATCTATCCAGAACGCTTATCAGGGATTCGCCAAGCAGAACTACACGATGTTAGATAACCTCAAACTCGGCTATGGCGGCACGAAGGAGGAAATGCAGCGTCTTTTGGACGATGCGAACGCCTTAAACGCCGCGCAGGGCAATTACACCAATTACACCATCGATAGTTACGCGGATATCGTTGACGCTATCCATACCGTGCAAACGGAAATGGGCATCACGGGCACAACGCAGCTGGAAGCCAGCACGACGATCCAAGGGTCTATCGCGTCGATGAAAGCGGCGTATGGCAACTTTATCACGGGGCTGGGTGACGAAAACGCCGACATGGCGGAACTCACCACGAACCTCTTAGGAAGCACCGTGACGGTTGCGGAAAACCTTCTGCCGGTCGTTGAGAAAATTCTTGAAAACATCGGCGTTGTGGTGCAGGAAAAAGGGCCGGAGATGATTGAGAAATTTGTTGGCTATGCCGTCGAAAAATTGCCGCAGGTCATTGAGCTTGGCATGAAGATGGTATTGGCGATCGTCAGCGGCCTTGCTGAGAATTTGCCGCAAATCGTTCGGTCGGTGCTTGACATGATGGCGACCATTGTAAAAACCTTCGTTTCCTCGCTCCCCGATATCGTAGATGTCGGTAAACAGATTGTGAAGGGCTTGTGGGAAGGCATCAAGGCAATGGGCAGCTGGATCAAGGAAAAAGTCGGCAGTTTCTTCTCTGGAATTGTTTCAGGTGTGAAAAACAAGCTGGGGATCCATTCTCCGTCCCGCGTGTTTGCGGGAATCGGCGAGAATATGGCGCTGGGTCTTGGTGAGGGCTGGGACAACGAGTATGACAGCATTAAGCGCGGCATCACTGGCGGTCTGGACTTCGGCGCGGCGCAGATCGGCGCGGAGCAATCTTTCGGCGGTCAGATGCGCAGCGCGCTATCTTCCCTCGGCGGCATGGGCGGGGATATCAACATCGTTGTGAAGTCTGTGCTTGACGGGAAGGTAATCGGCGAGACGGCATATAAATACAACAGGCAGCTCCAACGAGCAATGGGGGTGTAAATGGATATCATGCTGAAGCTCGGCACGCTGGATGTACACGAGAAGGTGTCCACCTACAACGTGCGGCGAGAGGTGAGCTATAGTAAGGTCATCACAACAATGGATGACACGGAGCACGCGGCCCGCTCGAAGGACAGATACATTGTGGAGACATCATTTTTCCCGATGACGGAAGCCGAATCCACGGCATATTACAATGCGTTGATGGGGGATACCGTAAGCGTGACGTTTACCGACCCTTATAGCGGCGCGGGCACAGTAAAGACCATGCGCGTAACAAGCGACTTGGAAGCCGCGTTCGCTCTGGTCAGCGTGGATGGTAATCGGCGCTATAAGGGCGGCGCGGTACAGTTGAGGGAGATTTAATGCACAGCGTAAGTGATTTATACTTAACACTGCTTGCTGACCGAAATCATCGTGTAGAAACCAAATTAAGCATTGCGGGGGAGGAATATAGTCAAGCGGACATCGTAAAAAATAGTTTACGAGTGTATGGCGGGCTGTATTCCACCTTTGGCATTGGGAATTGTTCGGCGCGGCAGATCGACGTCGAGTTTTACCCAAAAGGCGTGATTCCACGGCAGGCAAAAATCGAAGTATTTGCGCGGCTGGTACTCGGCGAGCAGGTGAGCGAGTGGATTCCCAAAGGCGTGTTTTTCTTTTCCACGCGCAAGACCGACCGGGTCACGGGCGTTTTGAGTGTGCATGGGTATGATGCGATGCTCAAGGCGGAAGATACATGGCTCGACAGCAGCTATGACGCGGAAACATGGCCGATGCCTGCGGTGACGGCGGTCGCCGACATCGCGGCGCGCATGGGCGTTGCAGTGGATAGCCGCACGGTATTGGATGCGGCGTTCCCGGTGCAATATCCCGTGGACAGCGAGGGAGACATGACGATGCGCGAGGCGCTTGGGCGTATTGCGGTCGCCAACGCGGGAAATTGGACCATCACGGACGAGGGGAAGCTGCTGCTGGTCGGGTTGAACTCCATGCCCGCTGAAACTAATTATCTTATCACGGAGACCGGCGGCGCCATCACCTTTGGTGGCGTGCGCATCCTCGTGTAAGGAGGGGCAACATGGACAAAACCTATTTAGGGCGGCGGCTGGCGGAGTTTTCCCCGGGCATCGCGTCGCAGCCCATTACTAAAGTCGAGCTGCTCGACGAGAACGGCGATGTGGTTGGTGTGTCCGGATCGGACACCGGACGGACGTTGACGGCCTTGCAGCCGGACGGCACGAATGCAATGGCGGCGGCAATCCTCGCCAAAGTCTCCGGCTACAAGCACATCGGCTACGAAGGCAGCGAGGCACTGCTTGATCCTGCGGTAGAGCTTGGCGACGCGGTGACGGTAGACGGGATTTACGTGCCGCTCATCGCGCTGGACATGACGTTTGATCCGATGCTCGCGCCGGACATCTCCGCGCCGGACGCGGACGAGATTGACGACGAGTACCCGTACAAATCGCCGACGCAGCGGCAGATCGAGAGAAATTTTGCAAAAGCTCGCTCCCTCATCACCAAGACCAGCGAAGAAATCATGCTCAAGGTCGAGGGCATCGACGGCAAATACACCGAGGTCAAAACCACGCTGGACGGCCTGACTATCTCCGACGCGAGCGGCACGACTAAGATCAAGGGCAGCAGCATCGAGACAAGCACGCTGTATGTTGACGCAGCCAACATCTCCGGCAAGCTCATGGCTAACCAGATTCAGGCGAGCAGCATTTCCGTGGGTGACTTAAAGGATGGATCGTCTTACGCGACCAAGACTTACGTTGACAGCAACGCGGGACTGAGCGCAAGCGAGGTCGACAATGCGATCGCAACGTACATTGACAGCACTTCTATCACGGCGCAGAAGCTGCGCGGGCAGACGGTGGAACTGCTTGCCAACAGCAACACGGCAGTTGGTTCGCTCGAGATCGCATACACGACGACGGGCATCGGGCTCGGCATCAAAACGACGTATGGTGGCATTCAAATTCAGGCAGCGGGCAATCTGTTTCTTTCGGCTGGCACGGGCGGCGCGATCACACTGCAAAACAACCGCATCGTGCTCGCTGGCGCGCTGTGCCTTGGCGGGTCGAGCTACGGCCCTTCCGCGCCCTCTGGAACCGGCGCTGCGGGGCAGCTGTATGTGCAGTTGGTGAGCTAATATGGCAACTTTAAGCGTAACGATCACGCCGGACAGCAGAGACGGCACAAAAGCATATTTAACTGGCGAGTTCACAGGCGGCTCAGAAGATTACGATTACGCGAGACGGCTGCAAGTCACGATACTTGGAGTTACCACCTATACAATTGATTCTAAGCAGACGAGCGGCGGCTATAACACGTGGGCGTTAGATATCACGGGACTTGAACCCGGCGTTACCTATGCGTGGTCGGCGGATATGCTGTACCGCACCACGGGTGGCTGGGCATTCAGCGAGTACAGAGATAATGGCACATTTACCACCGCCCCGCCACCGGCAAAAACGTATTACGCATACGTCACATTCAACGCCAACGGCGGCAGCGGCGTGCCGAGCACGCAGTACGGCAGCGAGACCAACAACACAGGGTATGTAAGGATATATCTACCGAGCACAACGCCGTCGCGGTCGGGCTATACATTCGCGGGCTGGTCGCTCAACTCGGACGGTTCCGGCACGGTATATTCTCCGGGTGGCAGTATCGTTTTGTATAGCGGCATGACGAGTTCTCCCGGTCAGGGGTACACGCTCTACGCCGTGTGGGTAGAAGATACGACAGGGCGCGTGTGGCTCTCTCAGGGCGGCGCATTTGGGCAAGGTATCCTTTACTGCTCGGACGGTTCGAAATTTTACAAAGGCATTCCGTGGGTCGGTACAGGCTCAGGATGGAGAAGGGGTGTTTAGATGGAACAGGCAATGCAACTACTCGACAGAGCATTTGGGACGCTTGACACAGTGCTGATTGCTGCCTCTCAGGCTGGCAAAATCAGCAGCGTGCAGACGGATCTGCGACAGGCTTATGCGATCTTGCAGCGCGAGGTTGCGGAGTACGAAAAGGACAAACGCGAGCTTGCCGCGCTGAGAATTCAAGTCGAAGCGTCGGAGAAGCCTGACGAAGAAAGTGAGGTAACTGATGGCTGATAAAGCAATTGTTGATAAAGCAATTTCCGACCTCACGCAAGCGTTACAGATTACCAACGAAGACCTTTTTGTGCTTGAGCAGAGCGGCGAGGCGAAAAAGCTGAAAGGCTCTCAGGTCGTGCAGTATGCCAAGGATTCCGTTGCAGCGGAGGTGCAGGGCGTCAAGGAGTATGCCGACAGCGCCAAGGCATCGGCTGACGCTGCGGCTGCATCGGCTGAAAAGGCCGCGGGCGCTGCACAGGGCATCGACGACAAGGTTGCTGCGGCGGACGCGTCCGCAAAGGCAGCGGCATCTTCTGCGGCTGCGGCTGCTGCATCTGCGACCGGCGTTGACGAGAAGGTGCGGGCCGCGCAGACGGCGGCGGACAATGCTGCCAAGTCTGAGACGGCGGCAAAGGATGCACAGACCGCTGCGGCCAACGCGCAGAAAGCGGCGGAGAGTGCGCAGACCGGAGCACAGGCTGCTAAAACGGCGGCGGAATCGGCACAGGAAGCCGCAGAAAGCGCAAAGGACGCGGCGGCGGAAAGTTCGACCGCTGCGGGGCAGAAAGCCACACAGGCCGCTCAGAGCGCCGAGGACGCGGCATCTGCCAAGTCTGCGGCGGAGACCGCAAAGACCGACGCGCAGGCGGCGCGCGACGCCATCGTCAACATGATCGTCGAGGCGGTCACGCTTGAGACGGGCAAGCCCGCCACGGTGAGCAAGTCCCTCGTGGACAATGTTTACAAGCTGGCCTTCGGCCTGCCGCGCGGCGAGACGGGCGCTCCCGGCCCAAAGGGCGCACCCGGCAACGGCATTTCCGGCATCGCGCTCAAGAGCGGAACACATGCCCCCGGCACAAGCGACGTCTATACCATCACCCTGACGGACGGCACGACGTTTGACTTTGCGGTCTACAACGGCGCCAACGGCACGGGCGCGGGTGATATGCTGGCCTCTATCTACGACCCGCAGGGTAAGCATCAGGACGTGTTTAAGTATGTGGATGACGCTATCGGGGCAATCCCTACGCCTGATGTGTCTGCGCAGATCAAAGCGCACAACGAGAGCGAGACGGCACATCCCTACATTCGCGGGCTGATCCCGACAAAAACCTCGCAGCTCGACAACGATAGCGGCTATCTGACGCAGCATCAGGACATTTCCGGCAAGCTGGACAAGACCGGCGACGGCAGTAACGTCACGGCGGCGTTCACTACGGCGAGCACCCGCGCAAACATTGCAACGGGCGAAAAGCTCTCCGTGCTATTTGGCAAAATCGCAAAGTGGCTCGCAGACCTCGGCAGTTTGGCATTTAAGAGCACGGTCGCAAAATCTGACCTTGCAAGAGACGTGCAGACGAGTTTGGGCAAGGCGGACAGTGCTTTGCAAAGCTACACAGAGAGCGACCCAACCGTGCCCGAATGGGCAAAGGCGGCGACTAAACCGAGTTATACGGCCTCTGAGGTAGGCGCGCTCCCAAATACGACGGTCATCCCAACTGTCCCCTCCACCACCTCCCTCCTCAAGGGCAACGGCTCGGGCGGGATTGTGGCCGCCACACCCGAGACGGACTACGCATCCCCCGTGTCCATGCGCAAGGTGACGCTCACCACAGCAGGATGGAACGCCAATACCAAGCAGCAGACCGTTACGGTCTCCGGCGTTCTCACCGACAGAACAAAGCAGAAGGTGATCTGCTCCCCTGTTGATGAAAGCTATGACAGCGCGTGGAATGCCTGCTATGTGCAGTGCGTCGGCCATGGGGCGGATTCTCTGACCTTCCAGTGTGACGAGATCCCGACGGCAGCCGTGGAGGTTTTTGTGTCCATCCATTCGGTCAGCTTTGTATCGTGAGGTGATGACATGATTGTAAATTATCCGAGGATGAGACGGCGCGCGACGTGGCCGGATGACCTCGATACAGCATTGGAATTTTTATCGGCAAATCCATTTTCGATTTCCGCGCCAAAAAACTGGGACGGCAAATTAGAATATACCAACGGAAGCGGATGGAAAACATGGGATGGCAGCGCTATTGCTTCTGGTGAAATCGAAAGCAATCATTACATTTATCTCAGAGGGATAGGGAATTCAAAAATAACCGGAGTAAGTTCTTCCCGCGCAAAATGGAGCATTGTCGGAACGAATATCGTTTGCAACGGGGATATCGACCTCCTATTAGATTATTCGTCCGTAAAAAGCGGGAATCGTCCTGCAATGGCGGAGTATTGCTACGGCTCCATGTTCTACGGTTGTACGAGCCTTACGGCAGCGCCGTCGCTGCCCGCAACTACACTGGCGAACTACTGCTACTCCTACATGTTCCGAGGTTGCAGGAAAATCAACCTATCTACCACAATGTCCGAAACATATACCAAGCCGTACCGCATCCCCAAAAGCGGAACCGGGGCAATGGCTCCAAATGCGCTTAATAGTATGTTTGCCAATACGGGAGGCACGTTCGCTGGCACGCCTGAAATCAACACCACTTACTATTTGGATAAATCCAACACCATTGTGTAAAGGAGGCCAACATGGCAGAATTTATCAAAGTTGGCGGGCAGGAGTACCCTGCGACGTGCATCTACAACTACAAGGATAGAAACTGGGATATGCGCGAGACGCAGACGGTGCATCTCACTATGCCTTACGCGCAGGCGGCGGCGCTGCTGCCCGACAACACGCCGTGGAGCATCGTGCTGCACGAGACGGTAAACAAGCTCGACAACGACGGCAATCCCACGGGCGAGACCGAGGAGGTCGTTAACGAGTGGGACAACAGCGAATACAGCCTGAGCGGGGCCATCACCGACCACCGCGACGGCACGGTCAGCATCAAGATGGGCAAGCCTACGGAGACGGAGAACGCCAAAGCGACCGTCACCGCCCTTGCGGGTGAGCCGGTCACATACGCCCGCGCGGTGAAGCTGCGCCCCATTATCGAGCAGGCAGCGGTCAGCCTGAGCGACGGCGAGGCGGCGAGCGTGCCGGAACTCATCACAGCATGGGCATACCCCGTCAAGTACAACGAGGGCGAACGCAGAAGCTACAGCGGCAAGGTGTATAAGTGCCGTCAGGCGCATACCTCGCAGGCCGACTGGACGCCGGACAAGACGCCGAACCTCTGGGTGGTCATTGACGCCGAGCACGCGGGCACGCAGGACGACCCCATCCCGGCCGCGCGCGGTATGGAATACGAGTACGGCAAGTACTACCTCGACGGCGAGGACAGCAAGGTGTACCTCTGCGAGCGCACGGGCGAGCAGGCAGGCGGCAAGATCACGCTGCAATACCTGCCGCACGAGCTTGTCGGCAACTATTTCAAGGCGGTGTAATACGCCGCAGAAAGGGAGCGGGATATGGATAATGCAAAGCATTATGACGACGCGGCAATTGCGCTTATCGAATCGAGGTGCAAGAGCAACACGCACCGAATCGACGAGTTACAGGAGCACCAAAGCGCGCTGGACAGGCTGGTAACGTCGGTCGAGGTGCTGGCCACGAAGCAGGAGACCGTGGAGGGCGACGTCAAGGAGATCAAGGAGGATGTGAAGACCATCACGGGCAAGGCGGGGAAACGCTGGGACAGTTTGGTCGACAAGGCTCTCGCGGCGCTGGCGGGCGCGTTTATCGCGTGGCTGCTGAGTGGGGCGGTCGGATGAAGCGCCTTATCAAAAAGGCATCGAAATTGCGAACGAGAAACATCATTTTGATTATCGTTGGCATTTTCATCGCCGCTTTTGTGATCTACACGGTCATCTTTTACAGCATCAAGGGCTGGCAGTGGGACAACATTTTCCCGTACCTGCTGGGTACGGGCGGCATCATCGAAGCCTTTACCGGGCTTCTGACACTGGTAGAAATTATCGTTGGAAAACGAAAGGAGAAGAAAAATGAAATTTGAAATGAGTAACAAGGTGTACGATGTGCTCAAGTGGCTGGTGCTGATCGTACTGCCCGCCTGTTCCGGCCTTTACGCCGCCCTCGCGGGCGTGTGGGGCTGGGGGTATGTAGAGCAGGTCACGACCACCATCAGCGCGGTCGCGCTGTTTATCGGCGCGCTCATCGGTGTGTCCAGCGCCAACTACAAAAAGGAGCACGGCAATGTATCACAGTAGGGACATTGCCGACCTGCGCGCCGACGTGCGGGCAAACTGCGTCATCTTCCTCGACCTCTGCAAGGAGGCGGGGCTGCCCGTACTGGTGACGGAGACGGTCAGGGATGACGAGTACCAGCGCTATCTTGCCGCGAACGGCTACGCGGCAAAGACTGCAACGCGCCCGACGTTCCACGGCGTCAAGGCTGGGCTGGCGTTCGACATCTGCAAAAACGTCAAGGGGCATGAGTACGACGATCCGTCGTTCTTCGCCCGCTGCGGGCAGATCGGCAAGCAGGTCGGCTTTTCGTGGGGCGGTGACTGGAAGAAATTCCCGGACAAGCCGCATTTCCAATGGGACGGCCATATGCGATACACAGGGAGCATGATTTTGGCGGGGAAGTACCCGCCGGAAATGGAGGAGTACATGGATCAGGCAACGTTTAACAAGATGATGGACAGCTATTTATCGCAGCTCGGCACCAAGCCCGTCTCTTCGTGGGCGGCGAAGGACTGGGCGGCGGCAAAGGCGGCTGGCATTACGGACGGCAGCGCGCCGCAGAGACTTATCACGCGGCAGGAAGTCGTGACGATGATCCAGAGAGCAACAAAATAACGGTGTCCGATTCGGGCACAGGAAGGAGCGGGCGGCGAAAGCCCACGCGCAAGCGCCTCTGCAAGCCCTACACGGGCATGGACAGTCAGCACAGGTCAATCCGCGCGCAATTATCCTCTATGGCCCCCAAGCGGGCCGTGGCGTATATCTTATCCTTCGAGCTGCCGCAGGACGAGGCGGCGTGCATTATCGAGTGCGACGTGCGGCGCAAGAGCTACGCGCAAGTGTGTGCAGCGCTGCACCTGTCGCCAGAGGCGGTCAACCGCTGCCGCAGGCGAGCATACAAAAAAATCGCGGATGGGCAAAGAGAGCACCGAGGTTAATCGGTGCTCTCTTTTTTGACTTCGTTTTGCTTTGATTTCGTCCCGCTCCGGCGCTTGGCGTCCGCGCGTTTCTGAACCTCTTTTCGGTGGGCGGCGGCGCACTCGGGGGAACAGGTGACGGTAGGGGTACCGGGCACTATCTCCCGGCCGCAGACAACACAGACCTTTACGCCGCTGCGGGATTTTTTGCGGCGTTTTATGTAGTAATCGTGTGCGGTATTCCAGTTTTTTGACTGCGCGCGGTCGATCTCGCGGACGGCATCCGGGGCGCATTTTGGACAATACTTTTGCAAGCCAGATTGGATGACATACTCTCCACCGCAGATCACGCAGTTATCGATATCTCCCAGATGCCGGGAAAAACCGGTGGCCCGGTACTTTTGCTTCTGGGCCTTCTGCCGCTCTGCCCGACAGGTTGGGCAGTAGCTGGCTCTGGGCCCTCCGATGAAGTTGGCCCCGCAGGTGTGGCAGGTTCGCGTGCGCAGGGTGGTTGACCGGGATGCGGCAAGGCAGTCCTCGCACTTCGCCTGCTCTGCGCGATCGGTGGAAAAAATCTTGCCGCAGGTTACACATTTTTTAGTCCGCATGGCGAGAATTGATCTGGCCGCAAAACCGACGATCGTTGTACAATCCAACGGCCTGTGCGAGCAACAACCGCAGATAGTCGGGGCAGTGCCTTGCACCGGACTCCCAGTCCTCGATAGATCGGCGAGGGATGCAAAAGCGAGTTGCAAATTTCGCCTGAGACAGACCCGTATACTGGCGGATGTCGCAGATCGATAGATGAGCAACATCCCAAATACCACCGACCTCGGCAATACGCTCCTCCGGAACATCTTGATTATCGTCGTCCCAAATGGAACTAAGGGCCCAATCGGAGACAAAGGCTTCGCGGGGCGCGCCCTCGTTCGAGAGCGCGTCCGAAAAGATGCTGTAAAACTGCTTATCGGTCATGGTAAACTCCTCCTTTAATTCAGCTCCTCGACAAAAACGAACATGTCTTCGTCGCGGACAAGATCGCCGTTCTCGTCGTACTTGCCGCAAGCGCCGTCTTCGTTTGTTTTGTTCGCGGTCTCGATGCAGTAATCTACATCTTCGACGGTGTAGGTGTCGGTCTCTTCATCGTACGGGAGGGAGCCTGCGTTAAAGTAATCGGCGCTCCAATCAGGGTCATAGCCGGAACCGTTCCAACGCTGGATCTTGATCTCCACGGTCTTCTTTCCATCGGTAAGCTTCATTTTTATATCCTCCTGGGCTGTTGCCCTCTTTTGTTTACGTGATTATAATACCACGCAATGCGTGGTATGTCAAGAGCTTTTTTGAAATATTTTTTGACCAAATAATGACCAAACGATGACCATTTGGCAAACGAATTTTATGGCATCATAAAAACAGAATAAGAAAGAAGGTGCGCGAGATGTACGAACGACTTTTGGCTTGTGGATTTACCGAGCAAATGGCGATGGACATTCTCGCGCTTTTTCCTGACCCTGACGAATTGAGAACATACGTTTACTTTGCGGAGATGTTCCATGTATAGCTATTTCAACCCGAATCCAAACGGACGCAACGTCAGCGACTGCACCGTGCGCGCGATTTGCAAGGCGACCGGGAAAGACTGGGGCGAGATCTATTTAGCTCTGTGCATACAGGGATACTTAGACGGCGATCTTCCCAATGCAAATGCCTGTTGGGGCGCGTATCTGCGGTCTCTCGGCTATCGGCGCTACATCATGCCGGACACTTGCCCGGACTGCTACACGGTCGGGAGGTTTGCCGATGACCACCCGCACGGTACGTATATTCTCGCCCTCTCCGGACATGTAGTGTGCGTGCAGGATGGGACGATCTACGACAGCTGGAACAGTGAGAACGAAATCCCGCTTTATTACTGGGTAAAAGAAACGGAGGAATGAACATGGCATATCCCTATTTCAACCCCTATTATCCGCCGCCGATGCCGGACAACCTCATGCAGATGCGGCAGCAACAGATGATGCAGCCACAAATGCCTGCGCAAACGGCTCAACCGCAGCAAATGCAGACAAGCGTTGTATGGATTAGCGGAGGAAAAGAAGAAGCAAATGGGTTTATGGTCGCCCCAAATTCTCGAGTAATTATCTTTGAAACAAACTCGATGGTTTTCCACATCAAGGAGCGAGACGCAAGCGGCACGCCTATTCCAATGAGGACGTTTAATTACACGGAAGACGCTGAAAACAAACCTCATGATACTAAAAAAATGGATGATAAGTTTGTCACCCGCGATGAGTTCGACCGTCTGGCGGCGCTTGTGGGCGAAATAAAGGGCAAGAAGAAGCACAAGGAGGACGATGGCGATGAATAATCCCTTTTTCGGAGCGCTCGGCGGAGGGAACGGCTTCATGCAGATGCTGCAGCAGTTCCAGCAATTCAAGGCAAATTTTCATGGTGACCCCAAAGCGGAGGTTGAAAAACTTTTGCAGAGCGGTAAGCTCTCTCAGGCGCAGTTAAACCAGCTGCAACAGATGGCAAAGCAGTTTCAAAGTCTGATGCAATAAGCAAAGTCTAAGCAAGATTTAAGCAAAGTGTTTGTTCAACTTTTGGCAAAATCAACATCGTGGCCACGATTTGATGAATAAAAATCTTTCAAAGGAGTGATACTATGTCTCTTTCCGATGGCGGCGCTCCCATGCTGACCATGCCGGTCTCGCCTACCAACAACGGCGGCGGTTTCGGCTGGGGCGGTGACGGCGCATGGCTCATTATTCTCTTCCTCATTTTTGCCGTCTTTGGCTGGGGCGGCAACGGCTGGGGCAACAACGCTGGCAATTCCGGCGGCGTGGTCGATGGCTATGTGCTGACCTCTGATTTTGCTAATGTCGAGCGTAAGATCGACAGTGTAAATCAGGGCCTTTGCGACGGATTTTACCAGCAGGCGCAGCTTGTCAACGGCACCAACATGGCAATGGCCAACGGCTTTGCACAGGCTGAGCTTTCCCGCAGTAACCAGCAGGCGGCTCTCATGCAGCAGTTGACTGCCATGCAGATGCAGGCCGCTGAGTGTTGCTGCGAAAACCGTGCAGCTATCGCCCAGGTGCGCTACGACATGGCGACGCAGGCGTGCGACACGCGCAACACCGTACAGAACGCCACGCGCGACATTATTGACGCGAACAACCAGAACAGCCGCGCCATCCTCGACTTCCTGACGCAGAGCAAACTGTCCGACCTCCAGACCGAGAATCAGAATCTGAAGCTGGCGGCATCTCAGGCCGCGCAGAACAACTATCTGATCTCTCAGCTTCGTCCGTGCCCTTCGCCTGCCTACATTACCTGTAACCCGTGGGCAGGCAGCGGTTACGGCGGCTGCGGCTGCAATCAGGGCTGCGGCTGCTGACAACTGCATAGCATAGCTTCTCGGTCACCATATCGGTGACGCTACCGAGATGGTCGGCCCCGTGCCGATACTGACAACAACGCGGCGGGGCTATTGCCTCGCCGCTGTATTTTTTAAGTATTTCCTTTGCTTTCTAAATATTGGCGAATTGCTTTGTCAACAATTTTGCTAATTGGAACACCGGTTTCCTTTGAATACTCTTTTAGCGCTCGCTCTGTCTCGAAGCTTATGGTGGTAGAGAAACGCGCTCTGTTCTTTAGTTCGTTTTGGGCCATAACACACCTCCTAAAATTTAATTAAGTTTAACACAATTATTTCTTGAAATCAAGAAAAAAGTGTGATATAATTTAATTAAGCTTAATTAAATTATTGTAGGAGGACGTACCTTATGAAAACACCAAAAGTAGATTACACAGGCCAGCGCATAAACTATTTAACTGTTGTCCGTTTCATTCCGGCAAATGAGCGAGAGGGATATAGTATAAACAAAGACACCAGAAGATGGCTTTGTAAGTGTGATTGCGGAAAGTATGTTCGCGTTCGTTCTGACCAGTTAAAAGACCGGAGGATAAATAGTTGTGGATGTATGGCCGGTAAACTATCTGGAGATAAGCATAAAACGCACGGAATGAAAAATACGCGTCTTTATCGTATATGGCATGGCATGAAATGCCGATGCAATAATCAGAGTTCAAAAGACTTCGGCAGATATGGCGGTAGGGGCGTTTCGGTATGTTCCGAATGGGCAAACGATTTTTCTTGTTTTTATAATTGGGCGATAGCCAATGGGTATAATGAAACTTTATCGCTTGATAGAAAAGACAATGAAAAAGGCTATTGCCCTGAAAATTGTCGTTGGATAAACAATAAATGGCAATGTAGAAACAGGCGAGACAATGTTTATGTTACTTATAAAGGGGATTCCAAGACAATAGCCGAGTGGTGCGACTTGCTTAATTTTGATAGAGCGCTTGCATATCATAGACATTCGAGAGGATGGACGGGCGAGGAAATATTTGAAAAGCCAAAAAGAATTTGTAAACGAAAGGAATGATATTTATGGCAGAATATGTAAATAACAACATTGTAACTGTTGCGTCAAATCAAAGCGTTCCTTTGGATGCTACAGCGGTAAGCGGGAAAGCGTGTATTGTGCATAGAGAAGGAAGCGGCCAAATCACGCTGCGCGGCCTCACCAATCAAAACCGCGCTCTGTTTAGGGTCTCCTTTGGCGGCAACATCGCTATTCCCACCGGAGGCACGGTTGAGGCCATCACGGCGGCGCTTGCCATTAACGGAGAGCCGCTGACCAGTGCAACGGCGACTGTCACGCCTGCGGCGGTAGGGAACTACTTTAACATTTACGTTTCCGCGCAAGTCTGCGTCCCGAAAGGCTGCTTCCTGACGGTCGCAATGGAAAACACCAGCAATCAGGCCGTCAACTTCGCCAACTCGAACCTGACGGTTGAGAGAATCGCGTGAAAGGAGAATGGACATGAGCAAGAAAGCAATGTATGATCTGCGTAATATGCTGTGCGACGAACTCGACGAGCTGGCACGTAAGGGTGAGCTTGGCGCGGGCGATCTCGAAATTGCGCACAAGCTGACGGACACCATCAAAAACATCGATAAAATCGAGATGTTGGAGGACGACGGCTATTCCCGCGATGAAGACTATTCTCGCCGCTATTCCCGCGACGGAGACTGGCAGTCGGGTATGCGCGGCGCTTATGACCGTGACATGTCCAATGCGAGACGCGGCACGCACTACGTCCGTGGCCACTACTCCCGCGACGGCGGCATCGACAACATGAAACGCCAGTTGCAGGAAATGCTGGACAACGCCGACGACGAAAGCATCCGCAGAGCCATCCAGCGTTGCATGGACACGATCGAGGGCTAAAGGGGGTGCGCCCCTATGGTCGACGAGAATGAGGTCAATCGCTGGATAGCTCGCCTCGAAACGGAAGAATCGAGCTGGACAAACTATGAGCGCCTTGCCGTGCTGTATGCCATCCGGGACCAGCAAAGCGGCAGCAGAGAGAGGGCTTTGCCAATGGCATACTCCGCAGCGCCCGCGCCGGTCAACGTCGAAACATACGGCGACAGCGATTTTCTGCGGGCTGTGGCAGACGTTCCGCCAGACAAGGCATGGGTGATTATGGACGAGCTGATGGACAGCTTGAAAATTGTAAACGAGCGCGTCTATAATAGCGTCATGCGCAAACTGGAAAAGTAAATTGCAGATGGAATTACAGATGCGTATCAAAAAACCGTGTAATATCAATGCTTTTGCGGTTTCGGTTGCGGGTTCGACTCCCGCCGCCTCCACCAATGAAAAAACCTCGCAGTCTCAACGGCTGCGGGGTTTTTCTTTTATTTGCAAGGGTTTTCGGTCTTACCTGTTTACACATTACTTGCGATATTTGCAAGTTATCTTCCGCCAAAACAGCGTTTTTGCAGATGAATTGCAGATGAAATTACAGATGAAATTCGGATTCAAAAAAGCCGTCAACGGCATCTGCCACTGCTACGGCTTTATCATCCATGGTGTGCTGATATACGTTTTTAAGCATGTTGTTTGTGGAGTGCCCCATGCGCTCCATTGCGTATTTGTCCGGGACATTGAGCCTGAGCATGACCGACGCGTTTACATGGCGGAGGTCGTGGAAGCGGAACGGCTGAACTCCGCAGCGGGCACACGCGCGTTGCAGATGCTTATATAGGACATTTCTGGTTGCGTGGACAATATACTCATCTGTGTGCGGTGTTGCGTCAAGCAGCCCCATAATATACGGCGGCACTTTCAGTTTTCTGTTTCCACTGTAAGTTTTGGGCTGCTTGAGCTGCGGGCCGTTCTCACCGTCTACCATTGCTTGCTTAATCGTCAGGATATCACCGTCAAGACAATCCCATGTTAGACCTCTGATCTCCGATGTACGGAGACCGAGCCAGACAGCCAGAAGGAAAGGCAATTCAAAGTCCGTGCCCTTGCAGTCTTCGTGTAGAATTCTGATCTCGTCCATGGTAGGGATTTTGATTTTAGGTGCTTCCTTCTGAGGGAGAGATATACGGAACACTTTATCTGGGAATTCCTCTGCCATTGTCGCAGTAAACAGGCCGTAAGCGTTGCGGACGTACTTGGGCGACTTTTCCCGCGCCATCTTATTCACGGCACGCTGCACGCGATCCTGCGTCAACGCGGAGCACTTAACGCTCATCAGCTCCGGGAAAACCGCCTTGCGGAGTTTTCTGTACCCGTTGACGGTGGAGGGGGAGAGTATCGCGTCCTTGCTGTCAATATATCGGTCGATAGCATCACCAACCGTGCGCTCGGACGCACGAGCGGCAGACTTTGCGCCGGACTTCAACGCGGCCGCTTCATTCTCTGCCTGCCTTTTGGTAAGAGCTGTGACGGACACGCGCTTTCCGTCTACCATGACGCTGACATTCCAGTTGCCGGACGGTAGCAGTTTTGCTTTCGGTATCTTCATTCAAATCCCCCTCCAATCAATGTACAAGCACCATGCAGCCAGCAGAACGATAATGACAAACATTACAGCAATCACGCCGTTGCGGATACGGACGCCGCGCCGCATGATCTCGATCATGTCCGCTTTCGCATCAACGTGACGTTCCAACTCATCATTCCGCGCTTGCAAGGTTTCTTCTGTTGGCGTCAAGTGTTCGGAGATATCGAACACTTCATCAAGCGATATTCCAAGCGATTTGCAGATTGGCACGACGGTGTAGATGGACGGAGCTTTAGAAAACTTGGAAAAGAAATTCTGCACGGTGGACAGCGGTACGCCGGAAACGTCGGAAATGTCTTGATAGGTCAGTTTCAAATCTTCTTTACGGATTCTGCACACTTCTTGAATGTTCATTTACGCCACCTTAATTTTTTCGATTTTTGCGCCGCAAAGTCGCAAGATGAGGGCTTGTCGAACCGTGTCGAGCGCTGTCTTATTGCAATGTTTCGGTGTTGAATTGCCAAGGTAAAGCGGAGTATGGTCAAGACATGCAGCGGCGACCGCTTCCCGCTGGCTGCAAAAAGGCACTGCCGTTTGTTGCAGAGGGCGGCAGTGCCTTTAGTTACTTATTGCTTCTCAAGTTTTACGGTCTGCGTAACTCCCATGGCAGACACTTCGTAACTGATTACGCCGCCCTGATAGGTAAACGTCTTGGTGTCATCGCCGCTGGCGAGAATTGCCATATCGGTCTGGTCTTTATCATTTTCCGATTCCCAGGTGTACGGCTCATCCGCCGTGGTAGGGGCATCGAAAGAACCGGCCCAATAGAGGGCTTTTGTGTCTCCGTTATCAGATACCCAATACACCTCAATGGCATCTCCGGAAATAGTAGCGGCCTGCCATGCGTCCTCTGCATCGCTGTTTGTCTGCTTCCATTCTCCAACGAGATCGGGCGGAGTTTCCGGCTCATTTTCTGGCTCGGACTGATTTGTTTCCCCGCAGGCGGTTAACATGCCGAGCGCGAGAGCCGAAGACAGCGCGATAAGCAAAAACTTTTTCATCTTAACTCTCCATTTTCTTATATTTTCGACTGCACAAAGTGCAATAATCAACATATAGCCCCGTTACAAAAATATTTGGAGGGACATAATTATGGACGAACAAACGAAAAAAGCGGCAGAACTTTTTGCCAACCTGACGCCAGAGCAGAAAAATATTATTCTTGCGATGGTTGACAACCTTCTATCACAGCAAGCACTGCACTCTTCTGCTGCGGAGACAATCGGCTAAACCCGGCAATAAGCTGCGCAAGCTGCGCATCCTCACCCTCGGCCTTCGGATCGTGGGCTTCTTTTACGCCCTCGGCCTCGACCGGAGACTTGGGGGCGTCAATGCCCATCAGATAATCGGCGGATATATGAAAGTGTTTTGAAATTTGTGGAAGATAGTCCGTATAACTTTTATACTTCCCGGATTTCCATTTATAAATTACTCCTCGTGGGAGACCCAGGGCTATTTCAATTTCCCTATCCGTCATTCCAGAACTGTCAAAAAGCGGTTTAATCTTATCATTAAATAAATCCATAATATGCTTGCCTTTCACTAAAATAGTGAATACAATAAAATTGCCTTATCAAATAGGGAGGAGCTGCCTTATGAAAAAAGAAAACTTGCAATCCATTACCGTTTCGTGCTTTGGGAAGTATTACAGTGTAAAAATTAGCGGCGTTGAGATCAATAATGTCAAGGCGTATCATTTGGAGCAGAACAGCGATGGTAGTGCACGCTTGACGCTCGATCTTGATTGCTGTTTTGCGGAAACTCAGGCGGCCTTAAATCAGCCAGTTGATTAAAGCAGACGCGATAGCTCCCGTTATCCACGAATTGCGCTCCATACAAGCACCGAATTTACTTAATAGCCCCGGTTTTGGCGTTTCTTGCCCTGCGAGAATCTTTTCTAAAATGGAAATGATCTCTTGCAGGGTTTCTTTATCATCCCCGCCGTCTCGCTCAGCACGCTCTTTCATCTCTTGGATAGAAACGGAGACAGAATTGTTATTGCCAATTACCGAGTTTGTAACGGTTCCAATATTAAAAATTGTTTGCGATTGAGGTACAGGGGGTTCCGGGTTAGGTGTTTTCTGATAGTAAACGGTCAAATAATTTGCGACGCCATTAAAGTATTCTGTTGAAATTTCAGAAACATATACCGTTCTTCCGTCAGGGAAAGTCAGGGAGTCTCCTTCTTTTATATCGACCGTTGGGAGGAAAGTGATAGCATCTTTCCCCCGCATTTTATCGCAATTCGGCAAACCCTTTTCAGTGGATACGGTTTCTTTGTTTCTTGCCACTAAAAAGCTTACCCCTTGGGTTTTAATAAAATCACCGATTGGCATTTTTATCTCCTATGCCATTTTGTATTTATCCGCTAATTCAAACCTGAGAAAATTGTGTAATGCACCAAGATTCACTATTTTAGCGAAAATCGATTGACTTTCACTAAAATAGTGAATATAATAGCCTTACAGAACTTAATTAAGGCAACAAAAAACCAAGCCCCCAACGGATTTCCCATTTTGCGGACTTATAACCGATATTTTGTTGGCTGACACTTACATAATAGCGGTGTTGGTTGCGTTTGTCAATATAAAGTTCTGAACTTTATAAGGAGGGGAGAACGCTTGGAATTAAAGGCAATCCGAGAAAATGCCGGTTTGCGGCAGGAAGACGTAGCAAAGAAACTCCGCGTAAGAGTTTCCGCGGTGTCTAACTGGGAACGCGGTGTGAATGGTATCGCAAGCAAGTACATTAGACCACTGACCAGATTGTACGGCGTGACCGAAAAGGAAATCAGAGCGGCATCGGAAGCCGCGCAGACTGCAAGAGCGGATAAGGAGGGCGCATGAACTGGATTATTGTAATCGTTGCCGGGATCATTGCCATCTGCGTTTCACATTGGTTTGATGGAAAGATAGGTTCCTCTTTGTGCCTGTTTGCAGTAGAAACAATCTCTATCATTGCCATAGTCACGGCGGTAGTGGTTATCCTTGTGGGCGTGCTCGAAACGCCACAGTCCATCAATAACTTTAACCGCCAAAAGGCATACATCGAAATGCACGAAGCGAAAAACGCCGTGGAAGATGCGGCGTTGACTTCCAAGAAAATCGAGCTGAATGAGTGGCTTTATGACGCACAGTGCAGCAAATCCCGATTTGGGAGTTGGAGCTTTTACCCAGACAGCATTTTTGATCTGGAGCCGATCGAATGAAGGGGCATAAGAAAAGCCCTGTTCAGCGTAGCAGGCCGAACAGGGCACCGGACAAATCTCACCACAAGATATTGTGTCCGTGCTCATTGTAGCACGGAAGAAAGGAAAAGGCAAGATGCTAAAGCCACAACAGTTAACGCGCCGGCGAAATGACCTTGAGCGAGCCGTGCGCGGCGCGATGGGACGGGCGCTGATTCGCACCGGCAAGGAGCTGGGCGAGGAAATCGGCTTATCGGAAACGCAAATCTGTAACAGAATGGCGGGGCGTTCCCGCTGGACGTTAGAAGAAATCTGGGAACTTGACCGAGTTTTGCAATTTACGGACGCGGAAAAGCTCATGCTGATCGGAGGCACGAAATGATTGACACGCTGTTTTTCGGCGGCATCGCCGCTGCGGTGATCGCGCTCAACGGCTGCGACTTTACGACGGGGCTTTCTGTCATCGGCGCGTGCGCGGTATGCAAGGCGCTGTATGACCTGCTGCCCTACATCGACAGGGGGTGCAGGCGATGAGACGGCACGACAAGCGCACGAGAGAGCAGCGCAAGGCCGATGAATCGGCGCTGTTTGCGGCGGCGTGCTTGGGCGCAACGATCCTTTTGATCGTGATCTCAATCCTCGCCACCAGCGCGCAGGCGGTCGATGCGGAACCGGAAGAAGCGCCCATCGTAGAGGAGTATGATCCCGCGTGGGACATTCCCGCGACGGAGAGCGCCGTTTGCAATGACGTGTTTCTCGGCGAATTTACGCTGACGGCCTATTGCCCCGGACGCTGCTGCTGCGGCAAGTGGGCGAGCGGCTACACCGCGACCGGCGCGCTGGCCACCGAAGGGCGCACGATCGCGGTTGACCCGAAGGTTATTCCATACGGTTCGCGCGTCCTGCTGATCTGGCCGGACGGCACACAGCACAGCTATATCGCGGAGGATTGCGGCGGCGGTGTGAACGGCAACCACATCGACGTGTTTTTCAACGGCCATCAGGCGGCGCGCATCTTCGGCGTGCAGAGCGCGATGGCGTATTTGGAGGTCGACGAGTGATGTATCAATGCGAATCATGCGGCGCGGATTTTGAACACCCGACCATTTACCGCGAGCAAGAGAACCTCGACGGCGAGCGCGGGTATTACCGACGTTTCGTGCAGGTATGCCCCTTCTGCGGCGAGGAATGGATAACGGAGGTAAGCGATGAAGACTGACGGCGTAAGCGAGTACACTCACTGCACGGTAGACCTCTACTTCCCGAACAAAGAGGTTAAATGTATGTTCTGCCCGTTGCTTGAAACGTACTCGCGCAACCAGTGCCGGAGAACCGGCGAATACATCGCAGATACACGCGGCATCGGTATTTGGTGCCCGCTGAAAATGGAGGAGTTACCTGATGGAGAACCATGGGATTTATGAAAAGCTCTCTGCAATCCAGCAGGAGCTGAAAGCCCCGAAGGGACAGTACAACAGCTTTGGCAAGTACAAGTACCGCAGCTGTGAAGACATTCTGGAAGCGGTCAAGCCCATCTGTGCGAAGCACAAGACGGCACTGGTGCTGCTGGACGATATTCGTGAGGTAAGCGGTAGGTTTTATGTGGTCGCACAGGCTCAATTGCACGACTGCGAGAGCGACAATGCAGTGACCGCCACAGCATTTGCCAGAGAGCCGAACGAGAAGAAAGGCATGGACGATAGCCAAATCACCGGAACGGCATCGAGCTACGCACGCAAGTATGCGTTGAACGGTTTGTTTTGCATCGATGACACGAAGGACGCTGACACGGACGAGTACGAACATCAGCAGGGCAAGAAACCGAGCAAGGCAGAAATGGACGCATTTAATGCACAGTACAAGCGCGATGTTGAGAAAAACACCTGCAAGGACTGCGGCAAGCCCATCTACCCGGTGACGCACGGCGGCAAGTCGTACACGGTCGCAGAGATCGCGGAGAACGCGCGAAAGACCTATAAAGCGCCGCTCTGCTGGGCTTGCATGATGGCAAGGAGAAAAGCAAATGAAAGCCCGACTGCATGATTTGACCCTTGCCCGCGATGGTGGGTATTTGCTCACCATCGCAACGCGGGAAAACGTCGGCATACTGTATGACGAGCTGCACGAGGTAGACGTTGATGTGACCGTCAAAAAGCACCGTGAGAAACGGAGCCTCGATGCCAATGCTTACTCATGGGTGTTGCTGGATAAGCTTGCAGAATCCACAGGAACGCCAAAGAGCGAGATTTACCGCCGAGAGGTGCGGGACGTTGGCGGCAACACAGAAACCGTCTGCGTGCGTGAGAAGGCCGTGCAGAAGCTGTGCGATGGCTGGAACAAAAACGGTATCGGCTGGCAGACGGAAGTGATGGACAGCAAAATAGAGGGCTGCAAGAATGTGGTCTTGTATTACGGCTCGTCCACCTTTGACACAAAGCAAATGGCGCGCCTGATCGACAACATCGTACAGGACTGCAAGGCGCTTGGCATTGAGACATTGACCCCGCAACAGCTTGACGCATTGAAGGAGGAATGGGGCAGATGACTAAAAGCATCATGCAGGACAAGAGAGAATGCTATATCTCAGGATTCTCGACGAACCTCGCACGGCATCATATTTACGGTGGTGGCCGCCGGCAGCTATCCGATATTTGGGGCTGCTGGGTGTGGCTGCGTGCCGACTGGCACAATATGGCCGACTACGGCGTACACGGGAAAGACGGACACGAACTGGATATGCGACTGAAACGCGAGTGTCAGAAGCGTTTCGAAGAACTTTACGGCCACGATACTTTTATGGCTGTATTCAAGAAAAACTATTTGGAGGAAGAATCATGCTGAACAGAATTTGCATCATGGGGCGCATTACGCGCGATCTGGAACTGCGCCGCACGCAGGACGGAACGGCGGTCACGAGCTTCACCGTTGCCGTCGATGACGATTTCAAGAGCAAGGCAACCGGCGAGAAGAAAACCTATTTCCTTGACGTAGTGGCGTGGCGGCAGCAGGCAGAGTTTGCTTGCCAGTATTTGAGCAAGGGCCGCATGGTTGTGGTCGAGGGCAAGCTCACCGTCCGCGACTGGAAGGACAAGGACGGCAACAACCGCCGCAACGCCGAGATTATTTCCGACAATATTTATTTCGGCGACAGCAAGCGCAACGATGTTACCGAGCCGCATTTCACCGTAGAGAGCACCGTAGGCGACTTTGCGGTGATCAGTGAGGACGACGGCGATCTACCGTTTTAAGGGAGTAGTCTATGGCAAAGAGCGGGATCGATTACTTTCCGCTTGATGTCACATTAAACGCAAAGTTTGAACTGATAGAGGCAGAATTTGGCTTGACAGGATTTGGTGTAGTCGTTCACTTGCTGCAAGAGATTTACGGTAAGGCGGGTTACTACATTGAATGGACAGAGGAGGTTGCGCTTTTGTTCGCCCGCAAGGTCGGGTTGGGTGGGAGCGTCGTTTCCGAAATAATAGAGGCTTCTATCAGGCGAGGGATGTTCGACAAAGAGAAGTATGACAAGTACCACGTATTGACCTCTAAAGGCATACAGGAAAGGTACTTCGAGGCAGTCAGCCGCCGTAAAACTCTCGAAGTTGATTACAACATCCTTCTGGTCGATGTTGCTCGAATTTTGCCTAATGTTGACATTCAAGCGAAAAATGTAAACATTCTTTCGAAAAATGCTGACATCGAGAGACAAAGTAAAGTAGAGGAAAGCAGAGAAGAGAAGAGTAAAGAAGAGTATGGATGCGCGGAGCCGCAAGCGGCTCACACGCCGCCAATCGTCTCTCTCGTGCTTAACGATGGGTCTTTTTTCGATGTCTTATCTCCCGACGTATCGAAATGGGAAGTGCTATACCCCAATGTCGATGTTAAGCAACAACTTAGAAACATGGCAGGGTGGTGCGATGCAAACCCTACCAAGCGAAAGACGCGCGGGGGGGTTAAGCGTTTCATTACTAATTGGCTCGCCGAAGAGCAGAACAAGGGCGGCAAGGCACCGCAGAATAGGCCGTTTGTCGGCGGCGATGTATTCGCCGAGATGTTGGAGGAGGAAAAGAACCGTGGAAAGAGCTGACGTAATTAGCCTTTTAGGGCGATTAAAACAGGCCTATCCGCAGGCCTATGCCAAGATGACCAGAGCAGAAGCCGAAGAGATGGTTGCCCTCTGGTCGGACATGCTGGGCAATGAAGACCCCGCCGAAGCGATGGACGCAGTGAATGCGCTGATTGCCGAGGATACGAGGGGATTCCCCCCGAAGGTCGGCCAAGTGCTGGCAAAGATCAGGGGCGCAGCTTCCCCGCGCGTCTCGGTGGCTTGGATGAAGCCATACATCGAGCGGCTTGCCGAACAGGAAGCATTTCTGCCGAGTGTTTCGCGCTATGCAAGGGAACACGGGCTGACGTGGGAAGCGGCTGCTGCCGAGATGGGAGGTTAACACATGGGGATTGATATTTCTCAGCTTGGCAAAGATGCTCAAGCGCAGGTTATGGCAAAGATGGCCGTGCAGGAAGTCAAAAAACGGAGCAAGTACGGGAACCGAAAAGTCGTGCGCGACGGCATCAAGTTTGATTCCGAGCGCGAGGCGGCGCGGTTTGCGGAGCTGAAAGTGCTGCGCGCGATGGGCAAGATTCGCGATTTGCGGCTGCAAGCCAATTTCACACTCGTGGAAGGTTACACGACCATTGAGGGGGAGAGGATCAAGCCGATGGTCTACAAGGCAGATTTTACCTACGAGCGGGCGACCGTGCCGGACCAAAATGGCACGGTGTACTGGCTGCGCGAGGTAGAGGACGCAAAGGGCATGAAAACGAAAGACTATCTGCTGAAAAAGAAACTGATGCAGGAGAAGTACGGCATCACGATCCGCGAGGTGTGAGATGAGCTTTGAACATTGCCACTTCTGCAAGCCGCCCGTGCGCTATCCCGGCTGTCAGGACCATTGCCCGCACTACGCGGAGGATATCGCAAAGGTCCGGGCGGCGAAAGCCGAAGAGAAGCGGCAGACGCAGGCAAAAGACGATTACTTAGGCGCGCGCCAGTTCAAGACGCGGCGCGGGCAGAAACTGAGAAAATAATGGGAGCGAAAAAGATGAATGCAAAAGACACTGCGGAGCGGATCCGCAACCTGAGAAAAGCAAGGGGCATGAGCCAATCGCAGTTTGCCGCCATGTGTGGCATTGAGCAAGGGCAGCTGTGCAATTACGAGTGCGGGCGCATTATGCCGACTATCCCGCTGTGCGAACGTATCTGCGAAGCCGTAGGGATCCGTGTGATCGACTTTTTGAGCGAGGATAAAGCGCCGAAGGGTCCTATCCCGACCGAGCAGCGCATCGGCGAGCGCGTCAAGGCGTGGCGGCAGATGCGCGGGTTGAATCAGGAGGCCATCGCGGAAAGGGCCGGAATATCGGACAGCACGATATCCTGCATTGAGCGAGGCGGACGATACGGCGCGGTATCGACGTATCTTTACATCGCCGAAGCACTGAACGTCCCTATCGAAGTGCTGTTAGGGGGCGAGTGATATGAGCCGATTCGTTATGAGCAAGACGCCGTGGGAGCGCTGCCCGTATCCGGGTCTCAAAGCGGCGCTGGAGAAGACCAACTACAACCAGACCACGCTTGCCGAGGTGACCGGGATTTCGGCGACTAACGTGAGCCGGTATATCAAGGGCGATGTGGATGTGACCGTGCGGGCGTTCCTCGCGTTGGAGGATTTGACCGGGATGACGTTCCGGGAGTTGTTCGGGGAATGCGAGGGGCGCCGATGAAGGTTTTAGTTGCTTGCGAGGAATCGCAGGAGGTATGCAAAGCGTTCCGCGCGTTTGGGCACGAGGCGTATTCATGCGACATTCAGGAGCCGTCCGGCGGCCATCCTGAGTGGCATATCCTGGGCGATGCGCTCAAGGCCATCGAGGGGGGACAAGTGACTACCATGGACGGGCAGACGCATGACGTCGGCAAATGGGACATACTGATCGCGCACCCACCGTGCACGTACCTGACTGTTACCGGGAATCGCTGGTTTAATGCGGGAAGATATGGCGAAAAGGCGGTCAGACGGTTGCAGTTGCGGGAAGAAGCTGCGGTGTTTTTTATGGCCTTTGTAAATGCCAACGTTTGTAAAATCGCGGTAGAAAATCCGGTCGGATATATGTCTACATACTATCGTAAGCCTGATTGTATTATCCAGCCGTATGAATTCGGACACCACGCAAGGAAAAAAACTTGCCTGTGGCTAAAAGGCTTACCCTCTTTGAGACCGACAAACATTGTAGATGCAGGAGATATTTTGCCAGGTGGATACAGTGTGGGGGCAAGCGCAAACTATGCAAAAGACGAGACTGGTAAGATTATGCGATGGAATGACCCACGTACGGCAAAAGCAAGGAGCAAAACCTTCCACGGCATCGCCAAAGCTATGGCGGAGCAATGGGGAGGAGACATTAGGGAGGACGCATGAACATCGGAGACACATACAGCTGGACACCCACAGCCTTTGAGGGCGCGAGCGGACTGGGTAGCTTTGAAAAAACTGAGAACCGTACACGGCAGAATCGTCTACATCAACGAGGCACACCGCTATTTTACGGCGGAGGCAGAGGTAAACGGGATCAGGCTCAGAGAGAGCTTTAAATTTTAACAAAAATCAGGAGGAATTTTATCATGAACAACAATCAGGACTATATCGTTCGCTGCGACCGCGCAGGCGTGTTTTTCGGCAAGATCAAGGAGAGAACCGGCTCCGAGGTTACCATGGTCGAGGTGCGTAAGCTGTGGAGCTGGGACGGCGCGTGCGCTGTTGAGCAGCTTGCACAGGACGGGACGAAAGCACCGGGCAACTGCCGTTTTACCGTGATGATTCCGGAAATGACCGTGCTGGGAGCAATCCAGATCATCCCGTGCACGGATGATGCATCGGTGTCGCTTCGCGGGGTAAAGGAGTGGAAGAGATGACGCTTGACGAGAAGCTCAAAGCCTTTCTGACTGTGAGCTCCGGCTCCGGCTACGGCTCCGGCTACGGCGACGGCTCCGGCTCCGGCTACGGCTACGGCGACGGCTCCGGCTACGGCGACGGCTCCGGCTACGGCGACGGCGACGGCTCCGGCTACGGCGACGGCTCCGGCTCCGGCTCCGGCTCCGGCTCCGGCTACGGCTACGGCTCCGGCGACGGCTCCGGCTCCGGCTACGGCTACGGCTACGGCGACGGCGACGGCTCCGGCTACGGCGACGGCTCCGGCTCCGGCTACGGCTACGGCGACGGAATTAAGAGTTTCAACCGGAAAACGGTTTATCGAATTGACGGTGTCAATACGCTGATTCGTTCCGTGCGCGGCAACACTGCGCACGGGGCAATCTTGAACGGTGATTTGACGCTTACACCGTGCTACATCGTCAAGCAGGACGGGTTTTTTGCGCACGGCGAAACGCTGCGCGAAGCAATGGAGGCCTTGCGCGATAAGCTTTTTGAGGATATGCCGGAAGAAGAGCGAATTGATGCGTTCCTGCGCGAGACAGACGAGGGAAGAACGTATCCGACGCAGTACTTTTACGACTGGCATCACCGCTTGACCGGCTCGTGTGACATGGGGAGAAAGCAGTTTGCCCGAGACCGAGGTGTTGACCTTAAGCATGGCATGATGACACTGACGGAATTCTTGGAGTTGACGAAAGACGCTTATGGTGGCGATGTGATCCGACAAGTGATTAGTAAGATGCAGGAGGTGGAGTGATGGAAGATGTTTGAATTAAAACCCTGCCCGTTTTGCGGAGCCAAGGGCGTTATGCAGAGAAACGGTCACTGCTTTCGGGCATGCTGCCCAAATAGAGACTGTCCAATCGAACCGAGAACACATTGGTACCTGAATCATCTATTAGCAATCGAAGCATGGAACAGGAGGGCTGACAATGGCTGAATTCATAAGCCGCGAGGCGACAATTAATCGCATCAAAGAAGTTTATTGCATAGGCTGCAATAGCTACAACGGAGTAAGATGCCGTGCGTGCGGCACCGGTGACGCAATCGACATGATCGAGGATGCCCCCGCCGCTGACGTTGCGCCAGTGGTGCACGCACAGTGGATTGAAGATGAGAGTGGAATTATTATCTGCCCAGAGTGCAAACGGGGATATAACCTGATCGCTAAATTTACCAACTACTGTCCTGCATGCGGCGCGAAGATGGACGGAGGTGACAGCGATGAGGCTGATTGACGCTGATGAAGCATTGAGACTGTTTGGCAAAGAATACGAGAAAACGAAAGAATTGATACACAACGGTGAAACTCAGCTTGATAGTCTTGCCGAGGGATTTACAGAAGCACATCACATAATCAAGTATGTTCTTCCGTCCGTAGATGCTGTGGTCGTTACTCGGTGCAATGACTGTGTACATTGGGATGATGACCCCGATACTTATGGGACAGATGACGGCCCGAAAGGCAAATGTATTAAATCATTTGAAATGATGTGCGCAGATGGCTTTTGTAGCTACGGAAAGCCGAAGGAGGTGTAACGAATGGAATCTTTTGTTGAAGGCGTTGGAATGTTCTTTATAGCGATTGGCGGCATTGCAGCGATACTTGCAGCGTTATGCTTTTTATGGTGGCTGGTTGAGACTGCATGGATTGCAGCAAGTAACAGATTCCGCGATATTTGCAAGGCGGAAAGCCTGATTTTTGAATATCGACGAGAGCGCAAAGAATATCTGTGGTGGAAAGAGCACGTGAAAGGTAACGTATATGCTGACGATCACGATTAAAGCCAACGTCCCCGCCGCCGATGCGCAGGGCATCAAGGAGCGAATTGCAATGGACATCGAGCGATACGGCGACTGCAAGGTCGTGAGCATCGTGAGCGACCGGGGATGGGAAGAACAGATGAAAATGGAAGGAGCCAAGCTATGAGCATCAACGTAAAGAAGTACATCAAAGACCAGATGGCAAAGATGGTGGAGGACGCGCAGGCAGACGTGCAGGAATTAAAGCGGGGAAACGCCACCCTGACCGAGCAGATCAGCCAGATGAACGGCGAAGCCATCAACAATGCCAACGAGATCAAGAAGCTGAAAGCGGACTTTGATTCAGCCAAAAACTCGGCTCAGCATTTGAACGATCAGAGGCAGCAGTATTGGAGAGCGTGGCAGGCATCGAAGCGAGAAGTTGCCGACTTGGAAAACAAACTCAATAACACTGAGGCGGCGCTTGGGCGGGCGAATGCAGAGGTATCGAGAATGACGGTTGTCTGCCGACAGGTTGAAGAAGAACGCGATTATATGCATCAGCAATGGAGCAATGCTGAGCAGCGCGCCAATTACGCAGAATCCCACCCGTGGCGCAACCTGTGGGCGTGGGGTAAAGAGAAAGCTGGCGCGCCATGAGTAAACCTCGGTATAGTTGGTGGGGCTATGTAAAAGCCATTATCCGCCGCTACGACCCAGATCGAGAGCAGGAGTTGCATGGAGTGGCTTTGTTAGAAAACAACGCTGTGCGAAAAGCGGTGAGCGAAACAAGGCCAATGAAAGACGGCGAAGAGCGCTTGAAATTTATCCGCCTTGTGTTCTGGGACAAGACCCATACACTCGAAGGTGCGGCGATGGCGGTTAACTGTTCCGACCGGACGGCGAGACGATGGCATACGGATTTCATCAAGTGCGTCGCGCGGAATTACGGGCTGCTTGATGATTAAAGGTTGGCCTTAAAAAGCCATTTGCTTATGAGATAATAGAATCGCAGAGGTGTAAAAGCCTTTGCGGTTCTCTCATTTATGGCGTTCAGCCTCCTGCGCCATAGCGGGGCGCGGTGCTTTTTATCTTTTCACACCGCCCCCCCGCGATTTGCCGCACGCACGATGCAGCCCACGATCAGGGCCGAGAGGTCGCGCCTCTCATGCGGCACAGGACCCCGCGCACCTCTCGACGATGTGGCCCAGCGGGGACATGCCCACAAACTACGCTACCGGAGTTCCAGCACGTCACCGTGATTGCGCATGGTGATGGCAGTTTTAGACGGCAGCACCGCAACGAAGGGCAGAACAGGCAGCTTCCGCCCGGACGTGAGGACGCAAATGCTCATGCTGTTGGAGATGCCGGAGCGCCGACCGGCTCGTTGCGGAGATATACGGCATAGGTGCCCCGTAAGGGGAGACCACAGCGAGTGACGGGGACTTTCCCTGAAGCGCTAAAGCAGGGCAGGACTGCAATGCCGCACCAGATGTGCCCCTCGGGGCGGGTAAAGACTGCTATGTAAGGCCAAGGGGCGGGGGCTGGTAGCAAATAAAAGTGCGAGGTGGTGATGAGTGGCATTAACAGCAAAGCAAGAACGATTTGTGCAAGAATATCTTGTGGATTTGAATGCCACACAGGCAGCCGCAAGAGCAGGGTATAAGAACGCCGAGAAAGGTAGGCAGTTGGTTACGAATAGTAACGTTTCAGCTGCCATCCAAAAAGCAAAGGCGGAAAGGCAGAAGCGGACGGAAGTAACGCAGGACTATGTGATTGAAAAGCTAAAAGAAATCGCGGACAAGCCTGCGTCTGATTGCACAGAAAGCGATCTGAAATATGCGAACAAGCTAAAGGCGCTTGAGATGCTTGCAAAGCATACAGGAGTGTTTGATAAACAAGACAATTCCAGCACCGATTCCGTCGTTAAGGTGATTATCGATGTCTGATATTCGTTTGTCAGAAAAGATCGGGCCTGCGTTTTATGACATTGCACATGACATTTTCCGGCATGGTCACACGCATTACGATTTTAGCGGCGGTCGAGGTTCGTTGAAATCTTCTACGGTATCAATTATCGTGCCGCTTCTGCTGGTTGCCAATCCGGGAACGCACGCGCTTGTGCTGCGCAAGGTGGCAAACACGATCCGCGATAGCGTCTATGCCCAGTATATTTGGGCAATCGGTGAGTTGGGCATGGCGGCGTATTGGGAAGCCAAAGTCTCCCCGATGGAACTGATCTACAAGCCAACAGGACAGAAGATCATGTTCCGGGGCGCTGACGATCCCATGAAGATCAAGTCCATCAAGGTGCCGTTTGGCTACATCGCCGTAACGCACTTTGAGGAAAAAGATCAGTTTGCCGGACGCGCGGAAATCCGAAACATTTTGCAGTCGACCATGCGCGGCGGCTCGGTGTTTTGGAATTTTGAGAGCTATAACCCGCCAATTTCGCGCGACAACTGGGCGAACAAAGACAGCTTGGAGGAACGCGCCGACCGCCTGTGCCACAAGTCAACGTATCTGCAAGCGCCGCCCGAATGGCTGGGGCAGCAGTTTATCGATGAAGCAGAACACCTCAAAGAGACGGACGAGCGAGCATATCAGCACGAATACCTCGGCATTCCGGTCGGCACGGGTGGCAATGTGTTTGAAAATTTGGAGCTGCGAGAAATTACCGATGAAGAAGCTTCGCAGTTCGACCGAATTTATAACGGTGTTGACTGGGGATATTTCCCCGACCCGTGGGCATTCAATCGTTGCCATTACGACGCTGCGAGACGCACGTTATACATTTTTGCGGAAATGACCGCAAACAAGAAGCGGAACAAAGAAACGGCGGATATGCTGATTGACTATGGGCTGACCCGCGGCGATCTCATCACAGCAGACGGCGCAGAGCCTAAGAGCGTCGCGGACTATCAAAAATTCGGCTTACGCTGCATTAGCGCAAGAAAAGGGCCGGGAAGCATTGACCGATCTATGCAGTGGTTGCAAAGCTTGTCGAGCATCGTAATTGACAAGGTAAAATGCCCAAAAACGGCAGAAGAATTTATTTCCTATGAGTACGAGCGGAACCGCGATGGAGAGATCATCAGCGGCTATCCTGACGCAAATAACCACCATATTGATGCATGCCGATATGCGACGGAATCGATATGGAGGATGCCGGGTCAAAAGGGAAAGAGCGATTATACCCCCATTTGGAACAGATAGGACGGTGAGCGGCTATCAAAACATATAACGACCTCGTGTCGGTCGGTGAAAACGAGCAGGCGCGCATTGAGTTTGTCCGCAGCACGATCAATGAGCACCGCGAGAGCACAGCGTATAAAACGGCGGTGGATGCGGAGGAATACTATAACGGTCTAAATCCGACCATCAACCGCTATGAGAAGATCATCTATGATATGCAGGGTCGCAGCCACACGGATATGTGGACGGCGAACCATAAGTTGGCTAGCCATTTCTTCGGGCTGGCGGTAGATCAGGAGGTTTCGTATCTGCTGGGAAACGGTGTGACCTTTGCGGAGAAGGAAACACCGAAAAAACTATGCCCGGACTTCGATCAGGAAGTCATGGATGCGGCGCGTGAGGCGAAAATCGCAGGCGTGTCTTTTGGCTTTTGGGATTTGACGCATTTGCGCGTGTTCTCCCTGCTTGAGTTCGTCCCCCTCTATGATGAGGAAGACGGCGCAATGAAAGCCGGTATCCGGTTCTGGCAGGTGGCGCAGGATAAGCCGCTGAGAGCGACGCTGTACGAGGTCGACGGCTTTACCGAGTACTTCCAGCCGAAAAACAAAGATATGAGCGTATTGCAGGAAAAGCGCAGCTACAAGCTCGTTATCCGCAAGGCCGAAGTTGGCGAAACAGAGATTTACGACGGTGGCAATTATCCAAGTTTCCCCATCGTGCCTCTGAAAAACAACAAGCGGTGCCTATCCGAAATTGTCGGCAAGCGCAACACCATTGACGCGCTCGATCTTGCGTCCTCTAATATGGTCAACAACGTGGACGAGGGCAATTTGATCTATTGGGTGCTGTCTAACTACAACGGTATGGACGATCTCGACGATGCGAAATTTGTGGAGCGATTGAAAACCACGCATGTCGCCCACGCCAACGGCGACGATGGCGCAAAGGTGGAGAGCGAGACCATCGAGGCTCCGTTTGAGGGAACCAGCAGCACCATTGATATGCTGAAAAAGAAGCTCTATGAAGATTTCCAGTGCTTTGACGCGGCGGCGGTATCTGCCGGGAACCAGACGGCAACGGCGATCAAGGCCAGCTATGCGCCGCTGGATCTGAAAACAGACAAGTTTGAATCCGAGGTAACGCGGTTTATTGTGGAAATCCTTCGTCTGGCAGGCATTGAGGATCAGCCGAGTTACACGCGCAATCAGATCATCAACAAGAGCGAGGAAACGCAAAATATTCTGCTGGGCGCGGCGTATTACGATGACGAGTACATCACAAAGAAGCTGTTGACGATCAATGGCGACATTGACCAGTACGAGGACATGGCGAAGCGGAAATCGGCAGAAGAAATTGACCGCAGTTTTGCAAATGAAACCGTGGCAATTAAAAAGGAGGTCGAGTGATGGGAGGTAGAGGTGGAGCAGGCGGAACGGCAATCGGGAAAATTCGCCGCAATGTTGAATCAAGTGACTGGTGGCAATCCACAAAGCAATACACCAAGACACCAGAAAAATTGCTTAATTCTCCAACATTTATGGAAAGCGTTAAAAACGCAATCGGAAAAGAAGCGTTTATGCGGGATTACGAAATTACGACAAAACAAGTAAATTCTCTGGCTGAAAAAATGGTCAGAGAGTTACATGGGAAAGTTAAAACGGCAGAGAAGAAAACGGAATCTGCGGAAGAGTACGCAAAAAGATATTTTCGGGAACATTATAACCCAAATCGTGGGCAGCGGGAAATCACATCATCGACATACGAAAGGGCGCAACGCAGGTTGAATGAAAATGTAGATTCGTATTTCGGGCGAGGCATGGAAAAGAGAAGGAGAAAACGCAAGTAATGGGTGGACGCGGCGCAAGCATTTACTGGGGGATTTATGATTAACTTTGAAAATCTCGACAAGTTCACATTCCCCGGCGTTGGAAAGTACGACATTCCGCAGATCGAGCCGGTAAAGGCGTATCCGCATGGCGAGTTTATCCCCGTGAATTACCATTACACCGCGAAAGACACGAAAAGCAAGATCGTGCATTTCTTCGTGGACGATTATCAATTCATTCGATATTGGAACACGCCTGACAAGTACATTCCGAAACTGTCGTATTTTTCGGCGGTGTGCGCGCCGGACTTTTCCACCTACACGGATATGCCGCTGGCGATGCAGATATACAACCATTACCGCAAGCACTGGCTGGCGGCATACTGGCAAATGCATGGCATGACGGTCTATCCCTCTATATCATGGAGCGACGAGAACAGCTACGACTGGTGCTTTGATGGTGAGCCGGTCGGCGGGATAGTTGCAGTTAGTTCGGTAGGCACACAGCAGAACGAGGAAAGCAAGCGGCTGTTTCTGCGCGGCTACGAGGAAATGATGAAACGCCTTTCACCGGAATGGGTGATCTTTTATGGCAAAGTTCCGGAGGAATGCGACTGGAATGTAATTCGCGTAAAACCGCACTATGATGATATTGTGAAACGGAGGCAGAAATGCCAAACGAAGACCTCGGGCACAAACTGACCGACAAGGAGCTTGCAAAGCTGGAACGGCGCATTGCAAAACTGTACCGCGAGGCTGGGAAAGAGCTACAAGCTACCATCGACGATTACTTTGAGCAATTCCAAAAGCGCGACGAGGAAATGAAAGCACTGATCGGCGCCGTGCAGAACGGTAAGGAATGGACGGAGGCCGACTATAAGCAATGGCGGCTGAATCAGATCGGGCGCGGGGAACGATATCAAGCTATGCGCGACAAGGTGGCCCACCGTGCGACCGATGCAAGCGCTGTGGCGGTATCCTACACCAACGATGCTACGCCCGGTATCTATTCTCTGAACCGCAATTATGCGGCGTACACCATCGAGAGCGTGGCTGGGGACGTGGGCTTTGACCTGTGGGACGAGCAGACGGTCAAGCGGCTCATGGTAGAGCAACCCGATTTAATGCCATATTATCCACCAAAGCGCGCATTAAAGCGTGGCATTGACCTTGCGTATGGCAAGAAACAAATCACGGCCAGCGTCACCAGCTCCATCTTGCAGGGGAAAAGCATCAAGCACATGGCGGACGACCTGCAAAAGCGGATCACCACCATGAGCCGAGATAGCGCTATCCGCACAGCCAGAACCGCCGTGACCGGCGCGCAGAACGCCGGACGCATGGACAGCTACGCGGCGGCGGAAAAGATGGGGATAAAGCTCAAAAAACGTTGGATTGCAACTCTCGATGGAAGAACCAGACACGAACACGCCGTTCTTGACGGTCAATCCGTTGATGCAGATAAACCTTTCAAGGCCGATGGATATAAAATCATGTTTCCGGGAGACCCAAGCGCACCGCCCCATTTAACGTACAATTGCAGATGCACCCTAATCGCAGAGGTTGATGGAGTTGACACATCTGACACAATGCGGCGCGATAGTGACGGGGCTATTCCCAACATGACATATTCTGAGTGGGAGAAGTGGAAAAAGCGGGAATAAATAGTATTTTACAATAGACAAGCCATTCCTTTTGTGGTATAATATAACCATGAAAGGAGTGAAGAAATTGGAAATTTGGAAAGATATTGACGGATTCGAGGGACTTTATCAGATTAGCAGTTGCGGGAGAGTAAAGAGTCTGCACTATTACGGCGGAAACAGAAAAAAGATACTGAAATTACAACATGACAAGGACGGATATCTCGTTGTTGGACTGAGGAACGGGGCGATTCAAGTAAATCGGAAGGTTCATAGACTTGTTGCGCTTGCGTTTATTCCAAACCCTGACAATCTCCCGCAGATTAACCACAAGGACGAGGACAAAGAGAATAACCGCGTAGAAAACCTTGAATGGTGTACCAACAAGTACAATGTGAATTACGGGAATCATTCATTACATGCCGCTCAAGCTCAAATGGGGAAACGGCATACGGCGGAGCATATTATGAAAATCAGGGGCAACGCGCCGGGGAGCAAGCCCGTTTTGATGATTGAGCCGGAAACAATGAATGTCATAGCGGAATTTGTATCTGCATCAGAGGCTGCGCGACAAATCGGAGGCACAGCAACGAATGTTTCATATGCGTGCAGGCATGAAAGCTCAAAATATAAGGGGCTTTTTTGGAGGTATAAATGAGCGTTGAAATCCACGACAACAGCAAAGAGGTTTCTGCTGAGATCAAGGCGGCGCTGCTGCGTGGGCTTGAAAAGTGCGGGCTGGTGGCAGAGGGATATGCGAAAAAGCTGTGCCCCGTTGACACCGGCAATCTGCGCAACAGCATCACCCATGTGGTAGACGAGCAGGAACCGGCGGCAATCATCGGCACGGATTCCGAGTACGGCGCGTACGTTGAATTAGGCACGGGCATTTACGCCGAAGGCGGAGGCGGACGGCCTACGCCGTGGGTGTACCAGGACGCAAAGGGCAACTGGCATTACACGCGCGGCAACAAGGCGAAGCCATTTTTGAAACCAGCTGCCGCCGACCATGCGGGACAGTATCGGGACATTCTGGAAAGCGAGCTGAAAAATGGATAACGAGACCATCAAGGCCATCGAGGCCATTATACGGCGCGGCAATGACGCGGAGATCCGGCGCAAGGGCGACGGGTATATCGTATTAGAGGTAAAAAAGACAATCAAATATTCAACTTCCGCGTAATAGGGCGCGGGAAAGGGCA